TGGTGGGGCGGGCGGGACTTGAACCCGCGACCGAGGGATTATGAGCACTGTTGCTCCTAACGCTGTGGCAACCTGCGAAAACGGAGGTCGGCGACTTTCGGTTTCGAGCGAATACTCCTCTGTCTGCTACAGCGCTAGCGTCTAGCTCACGCAGGCCGCCGGCGCCCCGATCGCCGTGTGCGGCGATACGGCTCTAGGTACTGCTGCAGGAAGGTCTCGATGGCAGTACGGTCCTTCGCCGGCAGAGGCGACGCCTCCCCGAGGAGGCTGTCTATCTCGCGCGCGAGGGGGTGACCGAGCACCTCCGGTGGCTCCGGCGTGGCGTCCAGCCCTAGATCTTCCGCGTCAACACGGCATGCGAGGACGAGAAGCTCGCGCAGCGGGGCGCCGATAACAGGGGCCAGCCGCTGCAAGCTGCGCACGCTGGGCTGCTCAGAGCCGTTAAACCACTTGCTGTAGACGCTCGGCTTGATGCCTGTAGCGCGGGCAAGGTCCGCAACGCTTTCGATGTCGGTGTCGGCATTGGCGGCGTGCTGTAGCACATACGCCCGCAGAGCTGCCCCGGCTTCCGACCCCCAAGTGGTGCTCACATGAACGCACCCTAAGCCATTTCGCGCGCGAAAGCGAGGGGCAGCCCTACTGGACGCCGGATGTCGACCTAGCGGCATCGCGCCGAGTTCACGCATGCACGAGATCCTATATCAAGGTTTCGAGCACGAAAGTCACCCGAACGGGTGAGTGTGATTGAGTTGCGTGCACACCCCCTAAGAGCTAGCTTGTGTTTCGTGCTCGAAACACAAGCCAGCCAGCGAGCTTCCCGCCCCCGGGTTGTGCTACGCCTCGACGAACTAGACCGCATCACTACCGCGCTCGGCTACGACACCGACGCAGCCCGCGCCGCCTTCCTAGGCATAAGTCCGGCCGCTCTCAGCAAGATCCGAAACGGCCGTCACCTGCCATCGGCAGACCTCATCGCGGCCGTCCGAACGGCGTTGCCACGGGTGCCTTACGAATCTCTCTTCACCACGGAGGAGCGATGAACCACTCCGCCGCCGGCAGGATCGGCGCCCACGTCCGTTGGGGCAAGACACCTGATCGGACGGCCGCAACTGAGCCTGCCCGCCGGGCCGCCGAATCAAGGTGGCTGCGCGAGGTTCGCACCGAATTCCCCGATCTCGACACGGCGACTCTCACTCGCCTAGCCGAGAGCCGCCGCCGAGCTCACATGATCCGAATTGCCCGTCTCCCCCGACAGCGCCGCGCCAAGTGAGCCCATCAACCCCAACGGAAGCCAGGAAGGAGGCTCCGAATGGTATCGGCCGTTCTGACAACCCACGAGTTCCCGAGCACTGGTCAGGCTGTCCGGTCAACGCTCGATGATCACGGCAAGCCGTGGTTCGTGGCCCGCGCGGTCGCCCAGATCGCGGCCGGTCTGGCGCTGGTCGCCGCTGGTCTCACCGCACCACCGGTGCCGCCGGCCCCGGCCTCGGACTCGAGTCCCGGCCTGGAGTGGCGTGCCGCCACCGACGCCGAGAGGCGGGAGTGGCAGCGACAGCGCCTGTTCGACCTCATCGACGCGAAGCGGTCGATGAAGTGAGCCCCCCGCCGATCTGCGGTCGGCGAAGGGCTCGACACCCGGACCAGAACCTGATCAACCAAGGAGTCCAGATGCAATCGCAGAGTAACCCAACCACTGAGCGGCCAGTCTGCGCCGCCGCCCAGGCCGACGCTGAGCCGGCCACGCCGCACCTGGCCGAGCCGGGCTACATGTCCTGCCCGCGTGAGTGCGGGGTGGACGTGCGCGAGCACGCCTCGTCCGGCCTGATCGATGGCCGGTGCGACACGGACTACTGGCTGGCCCTTGCGGCTGACCTGCGTCGTGTGGCTGACCTGGTGGGTTCTCTCGCCGGCACGCCGGCCCCCGAGGTGAGCGCGAGCCTGTACCTGTGTGTCTGGTCGGAGCGCCCCGTGGTGGAGGCGGTCGCCGCCGCCCTTGGTGGGACGGCCGCGGACGTGCAGTCATCGTCGACGTCGCACCAGGTGACCGCCAAGGTCGGCGGTCTTGGTGTCATCGCGTGGACCCCGCTTCCCGTCCCGGAGGCCCCGGAGACGGTGGCGCTACGGGCCGAGGTGGCCGAGGGCGGTGCCCGGTGAGCGCCCCAACCTGGCCGCTCATGGCCGACGCTGCCGCCCCGGTCACCGTCCCTGACCTGTTGTGCGGCCATCTGCCTGGCGAGAGCTGCGACGACTCCTGCGCCTACTGGCGGGGTGTTGCGACCGGCGAGTACCCGCCGCCGGAGGTCGAGCCGATGCTGCCGCCGCACTGCCCCGGCCTGCTGCCGCTGACTGATCCGGCGCTGCGGGAGGTGGTCTGATGCTGACCTCCACACCGCTGACGGTCGCCCTCACCGCAATCCTGCTCGTGACGGCCCTCGCCGCCGTGATCCTCGCCCTGGTGTGCCGGTCGATGGACCGAGAGCTGATGGCCCGGTCCCGGCGCATCCGCCACCAAGCGGAGCGGATCCGGAACTACCGCACCGATCTGGCCGATCGAGAAGCCGAACTGGTCCTACTCCGCGAGGCGTGCGATCGGCTCACCGCCGTTGCTGCCCTCAGCCCCGATGGCCTGCCTGACCTGCCCGTGCCGGAGTGGGCACACCAGCTCGCCCAGAAGATTGCCCGCCTTGAGGGCTTGGACGACTTCGAGGAGCCCCGATGACCCACGCCGACGACATGGTGCGGGAGCTGACCGCCGAGCTGGATAAGGCGGACGCCGAGCGGGCCCGCCTCCAGGACGAGCTGGACACCACGACGGCCGCCTATGAGCGGCGGACCCGGCAGCTCGCCGCGGAGCGGGACCAGGCCCGCGGTCTGTCCGCCGACCTGCGGCAGGCCCACGCCGACCGGGACCAGGCGATCAGCACCTCCCAGCGGCTGCGGGTGGGCCTGGTGGCCGCGCGGGAGCGGCTCGCCGGCCGTAAGGGGGCGGGGCGGTGATCCCGGCGATCTGGCGGGGCTGGCTGCCCGCCCCGCGCACCCTGCCCCTGCCCCGGCCGGTCCAGGCCGAGGTCCGGACGGCTGGCCGGCACCGGCGCACGCCGGGGGATCTGCCCCGGGTGCCGCGAGTTCGGACCGTCTGGCGGCACCGCTGGCCGACGGCGAGGCCGCGGTGAGGGCCGGGCGGTGGGCGGATGTCGCCGCCGCGACCCAGGCCGCGATCACCGGCGGGCGACCGTGTGCTGGCGGGTGCCGGTGGCCGGTGCATCCCGCCGCCACGGCCGGGCCTGGTGGGGAGCCCGGTGTCCACGACCGGCATCCCGGGTGTGAGCCCGGTGGGCAGCAGCTACGAGTAGTGCCGGGGAGGCGGTCATGACTGGCTGTGTCACCTGTGGCCTGCCCGAGAACCGGTGGGATCCGGCTGACCCGCTGCACGTGCGCGGCGGCGTCCAGTGCCCCGACTGCACGCGCAACGACCTCGACGAGGAGCGGCGGCTCGACCACCAGGAGGCGGCATGACTACCGCCGGCCTGGTCGTCACCGATCCGGGGGTGTACGCCGGCATCCGCGACACCGTCTACCACGCTGACCCGGTCCCGCAGGGCTCCTTGTCCAGTTCCGGCGCGCGCAGGCTGATCCCGCCATCGTGTCCGGCCATCTACAAGCACTGGCGCGACAGCGGGCAGAACCCGAAGCGGGACTTCGACCTCGGCCAGGCTGCTCACAGCCTCGTGCTCGGCGCCGGCCCGAAAATCGTCGAGGTCACGCACGACAACTGGCGGACCAACGCTGCGAAGGACGCGGCGGGTGAAGCCCGTCAGGCCGGCAAGGTTCCGCTGCTGACGAAGGACTACGAGGTCGTGCAGGCCATGGCCGCGAAGCTGCGCGAGCATCCGACGGCCGCCGCGCTGCTGCGCCCGGAGGGCGGGCGGCCGGAACTGTCGATGTTCTGGGTCGACCCGGAAACCCGCATCTGGTGCCGGGCCCGTACCGACTGGCTGGACGTGTCTCGGCCTGGCCGGCTGATCGTGCCCGACTACAAGACGTGCGTCTCGGCAGCCCCGGACGACCTTCAGCGGGTTATCTGGGACCACGGCTACCACCAGCAGGCCGACTGGTACCTCGGCGGTCTACGTGCTCTCGGGGTGGCCTCCGACGACTCGCAGTTCGTCTTCATCTTCCAAGAAAAGCGCCCCCCGTACCTGGTGACGGTGGCGCAGCCGGACCCGTTCGCGTTGCGCGTCGGCTCGCACCTGAACCGGCAGGCCCGGCACCTGTACCGCGAGTGCGTCACGTCCGGCCGGTGGCCGGGCTACACCGACGACGTTGCCCTCATCTCTCTACCCGGCTGGGTGGAGAACCGCTACGCCAAGGAGCTGTCGTGACCAACCGTATGCCCGAACGCGTCGCCGGCCCGGCGACACCTACGCACCTGGGCCAGGCGACCGCTGTCGAGCAGTCCCGCGCTGTCGCCGAGGTTCAGGCCGCGGTCGTCGTCGCCCAGCAGTGCCCACGCAGTATCGCCGCCGCGGTCGCCGCGATGCGTGAGTCGTGCGCCCAGAGGGGACTGGCCGAGCGGGCGTTCTACCGGTTTCCCCGGGCTGGGCAGACCGTGTCCGGCCCGTCCGTGCACCTCGCCCGGGAGCTGGCCCGTTGCTGGGGCAACGTGCAGTACGGCATCGAGGAACTGCGCCGTGACGACGCGGGCGGCTATTCGGAGATGCAGGCGTGGGCCTGGGATGTGCAGACGAACACCCGCTCTCGGTCCGTGTTCGTGGTGCCGCACAAGCGGGACACCCGCGACGGGGTTAAGGAACTCGTCGACATGCGCGACATCTACGAGAACAACGCGAACAACGGGTCGCGGCGGCTACGGGAGGCGATTTTCTCGATTCTACCGCCGTGGTTTGTGGAAGACGCGAAGGACCGCTGTTCGGTGACGCTGCGCGACGGGGGCGGAAAGCCCTTAGCGCAGCGCATCGCGGACGCGATCAAGCTTTTCGCCGACCGGTACGGGGTGACGCAGGACCAGCTTGAGCAGAAGCTGGGCCGCACGTCGGACCGGTGGACCGAACACGACGTCGCGCAGTTGACGGTGACGTTCCGGTCGCTGGAGCGGGGCGAGGTGTCCTCAGACGACGAGTTCCCGCCGCAGCGCGTGACAGCAGAGGAGATTGCCGCACAGGCCGCCGCGGTCCCGGCGCCGTCGACCACGCCACCTACGGCAGGTCTAACCACTACCGGCGGGCATGCCGAGCAGGAGTGGCCAGACGCGGCGCAGCCCGGCGGTGCCCCGTGAGCCACGGAGATCCGTACTACGGCAACGCCGCCGAGGTGGAGCACGTGTGGGTCCGCCCGCCGTCGCCTGACTGCGGCGCCTGCGGATGCTGCACCGCTGCGCTGTGCGCTACCGCTGTCGAGCGGGAGTTGCCGTGCTGGGCGTTGGTGTCCGCCGGGCCGGCGGTGATGGACGTCAGCGGATGCCCGTGCGCCCCGATGACCCGGGCGGGCCGGCCATGACCCGCGATCAGGGCGCCGCCCGGGGTGGGCCGGTGCGGGAGCCGGGCCGGTGCGCATGCGGGCACCTGGAGCCACTACACACGCTACGGCCTGGCCGCCGGGGTGGCTGCTCGTCGTCGACGTGCGGGTGCGGCGGCTACGAGCCCGGGGTCGGTGTCATGCCGGCCCCGGCCGGGCCGCCCCGCCTCGTGCCGGACCTGGACGCCATGGCCAGCCGGTACGCGGCGTACGCCGACGCCCGCGACAGCGGCCGGCAGCCAGACGCCGCCCTGCTCGCTGCCGCCGTCGCCGACGACGTACCCGCCTGGCGCGCCGAGGTGCACCGCCTGGAGGCACTACGCCGGGAGTTGGCCGCCGAGCTGGACCGGTGCCGCGATGGGCGCGACCAGTGACCGGCCACCTGTACCGGGCCATGTGGCCCATCCTCGACGACACCCGCACCCGCTCGACACTGATCGCCGAGGCGTCCGCCGGCC